AAACTATGGTAATGGATTATTGCATTATAATGCTGATAGAAATTTAAGTAGTCCTGCTACTATTACAGAAACAGAATATGTATTAATAAATGATATTACAGCATCTCCGAAGAGAGTAAGTATATTAGATTGTAATAGTAATGGTCATGTATTAGAAAGCGATGTAATATCATATGGAGATACTGCTGCTAAAGTAGAAATGTATAATATTGATGGAGCTGTAAGAGTTGTTCCACATTTTGGAAGTTCTGTTGGCACAAATAAACCTAAAGTATTTAGTTATTATAAGTTTGTTAGAAGACTTGGTGCAGGCAATGTTACTATAGACCATGAAGAAACTGGTGATTTTGTTACAACAGATTTACATATAGCTCCTATAAGAGGTAGAGCTTTAGGTTCTTCTTTTGGTAGTAGCATATATCAACCAGATGTTTTATACAATGGTTTTGTAGATGAAACATTTTTTAAACCAAGTGTAGGTTCTGAGGTATTTATGTTTACCCCTTCTACAAATTCTGGAACTCCAGATAGATTTACACAAAGTTTTGATGCAACAGAACAAATATTAGATAATTGGGATACTTATACAGGTAGTCCAACTGATGGATATAGCAATAACAATGAAGGTTCTATGGGAGTTATGGCATATTTTTCAGCAGACACTAGTGCTGATACAGATTCTAATATAGACATTACAAGCGATTCACGTTATGGTTTATTTTGTTCAAAGGTATATAAAGATTTTAACAACACAGAACAAGAATCTGAGTCTTTATATCTTGGTCCAATAAAACAAAATGCTAGTGCAAATAATATAAAACAAAATTTATATTTAGGTTTAGTAGGTCGTATGGGTGGTAGAGAAGATAACTATTCTGGATTTAAATTATATTGGGCAAAAATAAGTGACTATGTAGTAGCTGATGGAACTAACACAGAATTAGATGAAGGTAATATTGGTATTAAATATTTATTAGCTGAAGTAGATTTTGAAGAAGGTATACGTTTTGCAGGTTCACAATCTTATCAAAGCTTTGGTACAGATACAGCTAATAGCGAAGTTCAGTTTGTATATCCACGTACTTTATTTACTACAGGTTCTGATGCATATGCAGTAGGTAAAACAATAACAGACTTACTAACAGTAGAACCAAGTTTAATAGAAAGTGGTTCTGTAATAGGTAAAGTTAATACAGGTTTTAAAACAAGTACTATTATAAATAGAAGATTATATGTTGGTAACGTACAATACGAAACATCAGATGGTGAAATAGTAACAAAGTCTGACAGAGTTTTAAAGTCATTACCAAATCAGTTTGATTTTTTTGAAGAAGAAAGTTTTATAGATGCAGCAATAGAAGATGGCGATAGTATTGTAAAGTTATCTAGTGTTGGTAATAAGTTGTTGCAATTTAAAAAAAGAAATTTATTTATTATAAATGTATCTAGAAATATAGAGTTTTTAGAAGGAACATTTAATTTTAAAGGATGTGAAAAAGACTATCATGTTGTACAGGGTGAAGGTTTTGTAGCTTGGTTTAATAAATATGGTGCTTTTATATATGATGGACAAAGAATAGTAGATATAAATATAAATGAAAATGGACAACCTGTTTTTGATGATTGGGAATCAAATTACTATCATGATAACAATGTGATAGGGTTTATACCTAAAACAAAACAAATATATATTACTAATAATCAATCTAGTAATAATGTATTGATGTATGATATTAAATCACAATCTTGGATTACTGGTGATACAACAAGTACTAATAATATTAGTAATATAATTACTAGAAATAATGGTGATATTAATTGGGTTGAAATACAAAGTAGTGATGCAAAGCTTGTAAAATGGGTAAATAGTCCTACATCATTTACAAAAACTGGTGTTATTATGCAGTCAAAAGAATATGATTTTGGTACACCTATGGTAAATAAAAATATTAATACTATTTATGTAAATTGTAAACAAACTGCTAATATAAAATTACAAGGATTTGGTACAAAAAGAGACAATACACCAGTAGCATTAACAGATATTGACACATTAACAAACAATACAGGTAGCTTAAAAACGCTTAAATTAGCTGTTCCTGACACTTTTAAGAACTTAGTCAGCTTTGGTATAGCATTGAAGAGTACAGGAGCTGTAAACGCTGGATTTGAAATTAACGATATACAAATAATTTATAGAGAAAAAGCAGTACGATGATTAAAAAACAAAGAATTTTAGATAGAATACAGACTATAAAAGATAATGTAAATGATATTGAAGAAATAAAAGAACAATATGAAACACCAATAGAGGTAGATAAACAAGTACCAGGGAATTCACAAGGTGAAGATGGTGATAGAAAGGTTGTTAAAGAAGGACATGATAATTATTTATATATCAAAGTAGATGGTAGATGGATGAAAACACAATTAGAGGAAGCGAGATAATATGGCAACACAAGAACAATTAATATTAGCACAAGTAGGCGCAAAGTCGTCAGATATTTTTAAAGATAAAGTAGACACTGGTTCTGGTTTTGTACAAGATTTAACAGCAGGTGTAATGGGAGCACAAGCTTTTAATGAATCTACATATGCATTAGAGGGAGCAGTAAAAGATTTTAAAACAGATTTTAGAGCTGGTAAAGTAAAAGAAGATAGTTTAATGGGAAGAGTTGGATTAGAAGCTTTTGGAGAAAATGTGAAACTTTCTGATTTAAGTATTGATGAAAGAAGAGAAGCTATGAAAGGTCGTGAATTACAACCTAGATTTTATTCTGATGTAAATATATATAATAATTTAGTAAATGATTTTACATCAGGAACATCAAATGTAGTATTAAATAACAATGCTAAAATGACAGAAGAACCTTTTGAAAAAAAAGAAGATAATTTTGGAGGAACACAATACAATTTAGATGGAACTCCTATGAACACAGGAAGGATAATTTAAAATGGGAATAGATTTTAATTTTATAAAAGAAAATGAAGGTAAAGCAATTACAAAAGCTTATATACCAGAAAATAATGATGGTTCTGTTATGGGACAATCTGGTGTTACTATTGCTTCAGGTTTTGATTTAGGTCAACAGGATGCAACATCTATTTCAGGACTTTCTAAAGAGTTGCAGGATAAATTAATTCCATATTTAGGAGCTAAAAAAGATAAAGCAGTTGCAAAGCTAAAAGAAACTGGTGGATTAGAATTAAGTATTGAAGAAGTCAATGAAATAGATATGATGGCTAAGGAACAATATTCTAGTAAAATAAAAGAGTCTTATAGTAAACTTACTGGTAAAAATTTCGATGAATTACCATCTAATGTACAAACGGTGATTGCAGATATACAATTTCAGTATGGTACAAATTATGGAAGAACACCAAAGTTTGCAGGAATTATACAAGAAATTGCAGATAATCCATCTAATATAGATTCTTACATGAAGTTAGAAAATGAATTAAGAAATTTTGGTGATGATTATGGTTCTAGAAGAAAAAGAGGAGCAGACTTAATTAAAGACCAAATAAGTAAAATGCAAGGTTCAACATCAGAAGTTATGGACCAAGAAATGCAAAACCAAGAAATGTATATGAAAGCAAAAAAAGAAGCATCTATGAAAGTTGCAACTGAATTTAATATATTGAATGTTATGCAAGACTTAGGTCAAGTATTTGAACCATTTAAAAAGGAGAGTGAATAATGCCAATAGCTTTAAGTACGGTTATATCAGCAGTAGCTACAGGTTCTGCTAAGTATAAAAAATTTAAAAAAGCAGGTAAAATTTTATCTGGAATTTCAGGATTTTTTGGAAGCAGAAAAAAAAGAGCTGAAGAAAAAGCAAAAAGAGACGAGTTTAGTCAATTACTTGGTACTCAATATAGTATGTTAGAAGATACTGTTGGAGAAGTGCAACAAGAGTTTGACACTAGAAGAGAAATGCTTGGAGAAAGTCAAGGATTACAACAACAACAAGCTGTTATGGGATATGGTTTAGGACAAGAACAACTTTCTAGTCAAATAGGTATGACTAATTTACAAACTGGAGCTGGACAAGAAGCTATGCAATTAGCACAAAGAGAGTTTGCAAATCAACAAATGGCTAGAGCTTTACAAGCAAGAGAGCAACGATTTAATTTAGGAATCAGAGAAGCATCACGTATGCGTGATATACAAGCTGCAGGATTTGCTTTAGATAAAGCAGCAGCAGATAAAGGATTAACAAGCAAAAACTATGGACAATCATTAATGGATATGATGGGGGGATAATATGGCAAGTAATGAAACAATAAAAAATTTATCAACATTATTAGGAGCATTGAGAGATTTTAATGAACCTAGAAGAGAAATAGAGTCTTACGCAAAAAAAGCATTGATTGATTTTAATATGCAAAAAAAATTATTAGATTTAGAATTAGAAAAGACCAAAGAAGATGAAGAGATTTTAGGTCTTGCTATGTCTGCAGAACGTGCTAGAAATCAACAATTTGGAATAATACCAAGTACAGAAGATGTTGAAGAACAAGCTC